ACAGGGACACATAGATCTTTCGCCCTATCGTCAGCGGTTACGTGCCCAACGCGAATTTCTATTAGATGACTATCCCACCATAATGGAAATACGATTCCAGCGTAACTGTGAGCAATTGATTAGTAAGTTAAACTTTTAATAAATCTTTGCATGTCGCCATGCAGGGTGGCCATTAGTGCTTCGCGACTGCCAAACATCACCATGTTGTTGTGCTTGCGATTGTTCACAATGTAATATGGTGATGCCATGTGACGATCCAAAGCAATCAAGTTTCGAGGGGTCAACAGTTTTTCTGGCAACTCAAACGTGTAACTGTTTAGTTCCAAGCAGTCACTGAACACACGATATCCTTCGTAAGTCAATCGCAAGCCACCATCTTCTCGTATGTTCTGCCACCATGAGCGCATGGCATCATCTACTGTGGGTGCATCAGGATAATGATGTATGAGTTCTGCTGTGAGTTGTAATTTATTGAGCATTGGGATAGATCTTATCCCCTTGCGTTAACAGCACAACACTAAACTTGTCTGTTTTGAATTGTGTGTTGAGTTGGCGAGCCAAGTTGATAGCGTGTCCGGGGTTGGAGAACGATACCTTTTTGTATTTGGGTCCAGGAAACTGGGTAAGCAAGTTGCTGGTCTTTAGGTTAATAGGCTTGGTATCAAAAAACACCGCCCACACACCTTCGCTAGCCAGCACTTGTTCTGTCTTGTAGGACTGCTTGTTGGTGTGCTCAATCAGCACTGTTGGCTTTGGTCTTGACATATTAAACTCCATGTTTATTTATGCCAATAACTATGCAGATTTAAAACTACCCCCAGTGATCTGCACTTCCACAACTTCTGCACCACGTGATTGCTGTTCACGCATTTGTTCCAATGTAATCAACAGTTTAGTGATGTCTGCATGCAAGTCTTTGGCATCGCGTATGGGCATGGAGAAATCTTTTTGTCCACGTGCTTCGTGTGCTTTGACTGAGTCTACAAATCGATTTATGTGTAAACTCATTTTCTACGCAGGAATGGTGACAGTACAGGCGGATGCCAGCCAGTGGGTTTCAATACCTTGCCATCTTCACGCTTGCGAACTTTGCCTGTTTCACGATCAATCTTGGCAAAGTTAGTGGCCATGACTTCTTTCCACGCACTTTCACCGTCATATCCTGCTGAATGAATAGCACCGATTGTGACCACAAGGATGTCAATGAGTGCATCCAGTTGTTCAACTTCATCATTGGCCAGTACAGCTTGATGTAATTCACCGACCTCTTCGTCGATCAGTTTCATGTACATTGCATACTGGGATTCATTCATTGTGTCCACTGACTGGTCGCAGGCTCGCATGAACTTCTCTTGATCACGAAAGGGATTTGTCACGTGCTGCCTCCTGGGTATGAAATGGACCTTGATATTGATAACGTTCTAACACAATCAGTTTGGGGTTGCGAAGCAGTTTCCATGCACGATGTTGTTTCACAGCATACCAGCCTGCGGCATACCATGACTTTGATTTGTTTTCTTTGGTGAACAATGGTAACCGATGTTTCACATCCCACATGGGATTGAATGCTCTACATCCTGTTTCAAAACCATGCACTTGATCCGGCGCAGGCTTTGTGGTCTTTTCAGGTGGCGCAAACTCAATGTTCACTTTCTTTCGCACCATGGGAATGGTTTTAAACTTGCCCACTTGGTCATTGATGCGCACAGTGTAGCCATCAGCTTCGGCTTCTACCACACCTACCTTGCGATCATCTTGCTTGAGGATCCAATACTTTTTATCCACTATGGGTTTTGCTTCGATCATCCAATACTCCTTTATATGTTTGATTCAACCAGCGACCTATTGCATCTGCATAGTCGCTGAGTTTGGTGAGTTCGTACTTGCCACAGAATCGTAAAAAGTGCGCACCTACCATGCCCACATCTCGGTGGCTAATCTGCTCACGTATGGCTTCATCTACAACTGCTTTGATTGCATCAGGCTGTGCAGTAAGATCGATCAGGGTGCGATTGCGTTCATAATCTTCCAACACCTTGTGTTCGGCCTGCTCATGATCAGACCAACGTTGCAACATGAGATTGTTCCACGCATAGCCTTTTCGATCACGATCTTCAAATGCTTCTGTCAGTCCCACTTGATTCTTTGTGCCTTTCACACGCACACCAGGATAGGCCGAGAACACATTGTCACCAGGATCACCTCGCATGCATTTCAAGAACAGCACCCACCGTTGATAATCCACAGGTGGCACAAAGTTAGCATCGGCTTTGCCAACCTTGATCTTTGAGTTGCTCTCAATAGTAAATGCCAAGTTTTTGCCTTTTGCGTCTGTAACACCTGTAGTACTGAACAAGTGATCGTTGATACCATTGTACAATTTGACATTGGGTGCAATCAACTGCACAAAGTCTGAGTCTGAGCTGACCACTACGTGTTCGTCTTGGGGGTGTAGTGCAATCCAACGTGCAATGATGTCATCTGCTTCTGCTGTGGCACAACGGACGACACTACAGTTGGTTCGTGTAGACAAGTATTTAGTCAGCTCATCATAGGTTTCCCAGAACAGTTTGTCCTCTTCTGCTTCTGACTCGCTCATTTGTCCGCGAGCCACTGCACGGTTTGCTTTGTAAGGCCGGTAGTGATCTTTGCGCCAGCTACGACCTTCCAGTGCGAATACCACATGATCAGCACCTAAATCACGGGCCACTTTGTTTGCACTCATCAAGGTAAGATGCAGGGCAAAGCCCAGCTTGGTCCATGTGTCAGCGGCACGATGTGCCTGGTGCCGCGCACGGAAAAACATATTACTAGTGTCAATTAATAGATAGCGCATCAGTGTTCACCAAGTTGTTTTGCTTGATGTATTGTAACACATAACTAGCCCAAAAGCTATGGGCATCTGCACCAAAATGCCAACTTTGTGGGTTTACTGTTGAAAATCCTGAAGTTTTGAGCAAATTGCTATAAGTCATTTGGGAATTGTATGGATCCATGTAACTGTTGTCCCAATCTGGATGCCATGGTACAGATGCAAAATGACTGTTTCCATTGAAGAAAACGTGCTGAATGTTTTTGGCTGTTAATTCTCGATGGAATTGCCAAATCTCTCTATGCGCTTGTTCTGTACAACGTTCCCAATTTATACTGGAAACAAATTGTTTATACCGATCTTGCAACAACTTGGGCACATGGTCGATGCCGGATGCATTGACTTGCCAATATTGACCTTCGTATGTCCATTCTTCTCGCTCCCACGTTGACCATTGTATGACCATGACAGTGCGATCCAGTCGATTGTAATTTTTACGGATCCAATCTCGTGTGGTGCGCATGATTCTGGCATTGCTGGCAGCCGACTCTGCATCACAGTAAAATTCAGCATTGATCAGTTTGGCCAGTTGTTGCCCCCAACTCACTGCTACATTAGCAGGGTGAGGACGTCGGCCCAACATGTACAAGTTACCGTCGTCTTCAGCAAAACAATGTGGGTTAACTGCTTCAGCAGCCGCAGTATGGCTGTCACCGTTTACGTACAATATCATCGTGGGCTGGGTCCACCTGTGTCATCTGCACCAGTTGGTTCCCATGCTTCCAGTTTCTTTTTCAAGTCTTCGGCCGTGGCCACACGTTGGCGCAATTCACTGCTACTAAACGAGTGATCACGACCATTGAAGTGTAATTCAATATCGCGCTTGTGACAAATCTCACGGCCGGTAAATTCTCGACCTTCATATTCCACACCAAGTATGCGCACGTCGATAGGCAAGATCAACAGCAAGTCTTCTAGATCTTTTTCTGTGTTATAAACCCAGACTTCGTCCACATACTTGCAACCTATCAGTTGCAGTTGTCGTTCCACAATGCTTTGCACTGGTCGATTCTTGTTGGGTCGGTCCAAGGTGGGATCATTTTGCAATGCACAGATCAGGTACTCGCATTCTTCTTTGGCTTCACGCAACATGGCTATATGGCCGGCATGTAACAAATCAAATGTTGAGGCTGTAAAGCCAACTCGTCTTCCATCCATCATAATCTATTTCCTTAACTGATCTCAGTGCGTCCGTCACCAATGTCTCTGGTGCGAACATATTGTGCGCCAGAATTACGAATGGCTTGTTCTTGTTCCCATGTTTCCATCACAACATGTCTGCACACATTTTGGAACCACCTATCCACCAGATCCGAGTCTGCGTCTGTGGGTTTCATCATGTAACCGGCCTTGACCAATCTAGCAATGAATATCTCATTCCAGTCCAATTCAAATGCGCCTTGGTGTAAGTTTTCTGGATCAATGTCCATGGTAATAATAGCCACGTAAGGCTCACCTTTTTCAGTGGCAAGTTCTTTGGCAGTTTTTTCCGGTGCCCGGGGTACACGCACAACTTTTTCTTTTTCCTCTTTTACAGGAGGTTTTGTTTTGAATCTATCAAAGAATCCCATTATTTGCCCCATCCGTTGCCCCAAAGATCAACGTGTAATCTGGGACTATACCAGTAGCCACGCTTGAGTGCTTCGTCAGCAACATTGATCCTGTTGCCATCATATACCGACACCACACCGCCCACTGGCATCACAAACACCGGACCGCCAAACTCACGCAGTCGATACTCATCTACTGCACGATCCAGTTCATCAAAGTCTGCAACCTTTTCCACAACAAACTTGAGATAGGTCACGCCGTATGTTTCATAGTCCCATACAACATCAGGCTTGATGGCATCCTCCCAGGTCTCACCTGATACTGACAGTTTGGGACTTACACTGAATGTGATCTCTCCAAACCAATTGCGCAAGTAGTCTTTAAAGTCTCGGGTTAAGTCTTGAGTGCCATTTGTTTCAAACGTGATATGGCGTAATCCACGTTCATGCAATATGTCCAGCAGTTCAGGGTAAGCACGTTGCCAACCCAACAGCGGTTCACCACCTGTGATCACAAGATGCACAGGATTACCATTGGGTTGCAGCCAGTTGCCACGGGGCAATAACTCAGTCATCCGGTTCACCAGTTGCTCTACTGTATATGTAGGACTCAAGTGTTTGAAGTCTGGATGCCAACTTGCATAACTATCACAACCTGTGCTCACCAAGGGAAGTTCTTCAAATGTTTTGTACAACTCCACAGTCTTGGCCACGTCATCTGCTTCTGTGCTC